GGGATTACCGCATACAAGTTGAATGTGGATTACCTGTGCCGCCCCTCACCTGCAACGAGTAATCCTGCTCTCCTATTACCTCGGCCTCCGGCCCGGAAAAACAGAAATGCTGGGCCTCAACTGGTCAAGCATCAACTGGGAAACAAACGAGATCCTGATAATCTCCGCAGGTAAAGGCGGGCCGATAAAAAGACTGGTCCCCATCCACACAAACCTTGTGCACTCGTTAAAAAAATGGTACTTCCAGGACAAAGGCAAGGGATATCTAATACACATAAGAGGCACCCCCATGCAATCAATCAAGACAGCATGGAAAGGAGCCCTTAAACGCGCGGGGATCACCAGGCGGATCAGACCCTATGACCTGCGTCATGGTTTTATAACCACCGCGCTTGAAAATGAACCGGATTATAAAAGCGTGTCCGAAATAGTAGGGTCCAGACCTGAAACCATCATGCGGCATTATCAACACGTAACAACCAAACAACGCCGGAAAACCATCAACACAATCCCGGCGTTGGAATAATATTTTGGTTATACAATTTATAACCAAAATTAACAAATCACTATAATCTAACATCCTGATAAAACGAACTATTCACCAAACCACCCCCCGTCTTGACACGGTAGAGGTCATGGGTTCAAATCCCATCGTGCCTACTTTTTGGGGGGTTGGGGTTGGTTATATATTCAGTTGTATAACCAGGCTTTTTTATTAGCCGATTAGGACCTGGATCTTGTAATGATCCGGTAAGCGAAATGGTGTGTAGCTTCTGTCCTGGGGATCGACAAGATAGAAGGCATCATGTTCACAGAAGGCATTCAGGGCATGGGCATAATGTGTGCCGGCCTTTGAGTATGACACCCAAATAATATAGGTTGCCATCCTGGCGGTGATGGTTTCTTTGTGCCAGAGCCCCATCGCGTGAAAAGAGAAATCTTCACAGTCAAAGTCCGGGAATTTATATTTTTGGACGGTGGCGGCATGGCCCTTCCTCCATGCATTGACCAGAAGAGCGGTGTCTGCTGAATAGCTTTTAGCATCACCGAAGAACTGATGGATGGCTGGCCTTCCAATAAACCACTGAATCTCCTGAGTAGTTAATTGGCTTTTTTCAAGCACGGCCTCTTTTGTCTGCTTTTTAATCGTTTTCCTTTTATGGCCCCAGGAGAACCAGCCGGACGGAATGGGAGTGCCGTATTGCCCCATGACTTCCGGTCCTGCCGGGTATTGGTCTACTTCATACACCCTGCCGGCACCTGTAAATTGCACATATCTTTTCTTGTCATCAAATGTATTTTGTATAATCATATTTCACCATCTCTTTGTAATAGCAAGTATAGTGCCTTGGTTGCATGATCAAGCTCGGGACGATAAACCACAAGCGCCTTTGCTCCATCTTCGCCCCAGTCATCCCATTGTTTTTTAATAAGGCCCGCGATAACATCCTGGGCTTCGCCGTAGGTTCCAGGTTTTATTGTAATGCCAGTCATTATGGCTTTATCTCCCAAGGTGCCATGCCGTCTGGTTGCCCTACGCAAAGGGTAAAAGGATCGAAAAAAGCTCCAGGTATTTCTCCTGCAGGCGGACATGGAGGAGCTGTGACGGAGGAAATAAAATTATCAATTTTCCCTCTAAGCGCTACTTCAAAGCTAACATTGGTTTTCCCAAATGTGGTGGTAATTGTTTCCTTTCCGCCTTCCTCTGCCGTCGGTGTGGTTGTAACTGTCAGGCCTGTTTTCTGCTCTGCGTAACCAAAGGCCATCATCCCTTGGGCTGAGTCCGCGCTTACGCTGTAATTGATGCCACAACAAACGCCGGTGCCACCAGGGGACGCCTGAGTTTGAAAATTGCTTATAGAATTGACTGCAATTTGACTTCCCGCTGCGACAGCGCAACAATCCGAGCCTGTCTCATCAATCTGAGTAGTGCCTATACGTTCATCGTTTTTAATTATTGGGACTGGAAAGGAGCTTGTAGCGCTTAAAGTTGTTTCTGTCTGCCCGGAGAAATTATATGTGTAATCCGCCGTGTCAACGATTGGGGCATAAAGTTTATTTTGGTAACGCCCCTGGATAAAGCTGTCATTGTCCGTGGCTTCTAACGTGCTAAAATTAGTGCTTTGGTATAGGCTGCCTTGTTCTACGTGAGCGCTGAATTGTATCTCCTGGCCGTAGCTGGTCGGCGCCAAAAATGAAATTGCGAATAAAACCCAAAGTGAAAAAATAAGTAAGCCAAAAATTTTATAGTGTGTTTTCATTGTCCACCGTCCTTTCTTTTTAATTGTTATTATTGCTTGTTTTCTTTGCTGCATTTTATTTCCTTTAATATTTCAAGTTTCATGCTTTTGATACTGTTTTCAACGCATTGCAGTGTATTAGCACATTTTTGGTCATGGTTTTTGTTTGTAATGAAAGTTTGATATAGGAATTCTTTATGCTCTGCTTCTTTTTTCAGTTCGTTTACCTCATCTTGGAGTTTTAGGTCCCTTAACTTGCGTAAATCGAACCAGAGCAGCGATAGTATCCCTGTCATAACAAGCCCGATGAAATCGTGTATGCGTGTCATAAAGTTCCTATTGTGTTAGCCATATGGGCTTATTTAAAAGCATCTTTCACGCCATTAATCAGAGCAGGGAGATAATCACCAAGTTTTTTAATTCCAACTACACTGGCAACTAATACCATTGTTATTTTTCTAAACCATTCAGGGATAACCTCCCAGTTTCTAAAGACTTCTGCGGCTCCATCAGGGTCTACAGCAGAGTAGAAATACATACCTATTACCGAATAAAATAAAACATCGTCCTTCCAGCCAGCATTATCGAGAGCCTTCATCTCCCATTCGTGGTTGAATTCATTTTCCTGAGTGGCAAGGCGTGCTCTGTTCGTGGCCACAGCCTCCTTAATCTTTTGTTTTCTCTGGAAGTACCCCGATACACCATTAATTAAGGTAGTTCCAAGGGTAGCAACGGCACCGATAATAGGGATCATTGTTTCACTCCTATAAAAAATAAACTCGTTTTTGGGTATTCCTGTCACACCATCTTTGGATTCTTGCTTTTGGTCTCCGGTCCGTGTGGAATCCGATTTTTAATACTTTCCCGTTCCATTTCCAAATGCCTAAATAGATTCCAATGCCGGTGAACCCCATCTTTTCGACAGCGGCATACTGCCGCCGGTAGGGGGCGTCTGTAGCAAAATGCCAGTCACAAGCCATGCAGCCGTTTTTGAAAAGATGATAGCTGCCTTTCGAATGCCCATGCTCCCCATACATATCCACGGCTCCGCCTATCGAGAAAATTTCCCCATTTGGTAGTGTGGTCAAAAGTGTATGCACAATTATCGGCCAGCCGGTGGCACGGCGGAGAGAATCCATTTCAAAAACAAGCAGAGGGTCAATATTCTCCCCACTCCCCGGATAAAGTGGATCATCAAATTCGCTTTCCTCAAAATATTGAATATTGTTCCAGTCCATTATTTATCCTGCTCACCTTCAAAGCTTACTATGACTTTCGGGGCATAAATCTTCTCTGCCAGTTTCCATAAGGCGACATAATCTCACCTTACGCAAATGTATAATACCTGTCTATTTTCTTTACTGTGGCCATGAATGGAATCTCATGCCCGTACTTTTCAAGCTGATCTAATAGCACTCCAGATCCGGTAAAGAATATTTTCTTAATTCCATCAACTTCAAACTGTACTGTCAAGCATTGTTCTGAATTGTTTTTTGCATACTTGCTTTTTTTAACCTTATAATAAGTGACACGTATTTCCTTATTAAGTATCGATTCTATCTTGACCTTGTCTCCACCAACAGGCTTTTCTTCTTCAGCAAAGTCAGAAAATCGCTTAGGATCAGGCACAATTACACATCCTTTTCAGTCTCCGCATATCCAATGTCAACCGAAGGTTATATGTATCCGCCCATTTCAGCCATCCCCAAGTTGATGCAAGTGAGGAACAAAATCGCTCTTTCGTTATCTTGCCATTTTCAAGTAGCCACGGCATGGCAGACAGTCTTTTCTTGACACGCTTAGCTGTACTTTTCCTGAGAAGTATATATTTTCTAAAGTGGCGATAACCAAGAAAATCAACGCCATGTGTTACCGGAAATAGCTGGCACTTTGACAGTGTTAACTGTAACCGATTCAGAAATCCCTTAATACTTTCTGCGGCCTTACTCAAATACTTCTTGCTATCAGAAAACAGGCAGAAGTCATCGCAATACCTGAGATAATCCCTGCATTTCAAAGTATGTTTCACATAAGTATCGAGTTCGTTAAGATATAAATTCCCGAACCATTGGCTTGTATAGTTGCCAATAGGGATATTTTTGCCGTCAGGGTAACTGTATATGATATTTTTAATTAACCATAATGTATCTTGGCACTTTATTTTATGCTGAAGAATTCCATAAAGGGTATTGTGATCTACAGATGGATAGAATTTAGAGACATCACACTTTAAGCAATACTTATTTCTTCGGACGTACTCCATTGTCTTTTGACTCCCAGAATGGATTCCCTTTCCAATTCTACACGCATAATTGTTGTGAATCATAACTGTATCCCATATCGGCTCCATTATATTCATCAGGGCATGTTGCACAATTCTATCAGGAGCAAATGGAAGGATAAATATTTCTCGTTCCTTTGGCTCATAAATCATCTTAGTCCGGTATGCCGCAGTATGAAAAGTCTTTTGTAGCAGGCTCTGGCGGATTGTTTTGATATTGTTATCAAGGTCACGCTCAAAATCCTTTACCTTCCTCTGCCACCGCTTGCCCTTCCGAGCCTTGCGATATGCCAAGTAAATATTTTCAGTAGTTACTATATCTTTAAATAAATTTCCGTGTCGTTTCATTTTTCTATTGCAGGTGGGGCTTTCGGTTTCCCTACTAACTCCGCCTGTCCTCCGCTTTGTATTTTCCCGCAAGGGAAGGCCGATAGGCTCAGCCAGGAGTTTCTCGATTCCTGTATCCGCCTGCGCCTGCCGAT